TTGAAGGCAAGCGAGTAATCCCATAATCGGCTACCCAAGAATCTAAGTCCGATCCTGTGGAGGTTGTAGCCCTTGTTATGGCGAGCAATTGCAGGATCATGCCCTGTAACCACATTGCAACGGCAGAGCTTGATTCCACGATTGATCTCAAAATACTACCAATGGATAAATCAACTAAGGACGAGCTACTACCTTGAATGGCGGTTACTTGATCCTGAACTAATTGCTGAAAACTTTTAATTTGTAGATTTGCCATTATTGGTTCACATTAAAATTTAGATTGACTGGGTTACCAGTAACAGCATCTTCGTATTGAATTTCTACAAAAATTCCACCAGTAATTCCACCATTAATCGGTGTTACATTGATTACAGGTTGAGATGATCTTGAAACCGCTTCCTCTAAAAATAACTGCCCTTGAATAAGAGCGGTAATTTTGGGAATATCGGCAAGTTGACCAATGTACTGAGCAATCCCAGCGCCGTAATCAGGATGAAATAGATAATCGCCGGGGTTTGTTAATAACCTTCTTAGAACCCTTTGTTGGCCTAAGACTGTATCGCTCACGCTTAATAAATCCCCGGAAGATGAAGTGCTTAAATCTGATCCGATGTAGTGGTAAAGATCATTTAATGTCATGCCTGTGCCTTAGTAGTTGCTGCGCTTTGACCCTGTGCAGTATGGTGATGTGCCTCAAGATCAATACCATTGCTAGAGATGCCGCCTCCAGTATTGGTAACGCCTCCAGAAATACTTGCGCCTTTACCGCCTCCGCTATTGCTTCCTGACATACCGGATTGATAAGTTAAGAGACCTTGTACTGTCACTGCTTTTGTAAATGTCGTAATGGCGTTAACTGTCAAGTTAATAGCCTTTAACAGCATATTTCCAGCCGCCGTAATTGAGGCATCTCCTTTGACGCTTGCAGTCAAATTGCCACCTACAGTTGCATTTAAGTCTGATGAGGTAACCGCCTCCACCGTTCCATCATTGTGAAATTTTAGTAAAGATCCGCTTTTATGAACTAACCAAAACTCACCCGAAGGACAAGGCAATGGGCGGTCTTGATCGTTAAAAAATCTCAAGCCAACAGAGCCACCAAATCCATCTGCTTCCTGATAATTGATCTCGACTGCATCACCGATAGATGGAGGGCTAAATAAGCCCCACCCATTGCCTATCCAAAGAGATTTAAGAGGAATCCAGCCTGTTAAAACTCCGTCAGGCTGAATCATTACTTTAACGCTATAGGTAGATGGGTCATACCCTGAAATAGTGCCTTGGCGTGTATTTAAGCCTTGGTTAGCCATTTGTGCAGTAGCTTTAACACTATTTAAAAAATGGCGCATCACGATGTAACCACCAAATCAGGACTTGTATTTTTAGCTCTTATATTCATTCTGTAGCCTTCATGGGTACTCATGGAGCGCATTACGCTATCAGGGAAATAGTCTTGGTCAAAACTACTATTTGTCCCCTGCACTCTTAGCAACATTTCGCAATTTAAGATGGAATCAGCAGGCATATAAGCCGTTAATGTCATCTCATGCGCCACAATTTGACCGTATCGTGTAACGGCTTCTTTAGTCGCTTGCTCTTGCGTTAAGTTTGGGACTGTATAGCGGTAATTCGTAGTATGTGGAACGGATTGCCCCGGCTTAATCCCCTTACTGGCTTTTGGGAAGTATGCGGAGAATCCTGTTTTTTGCTTTGAATTCCAGCTATGAATCTCAACAGTAACGCCCTTAGATATATGGAGCGCCCTTGAGAATGAAAGCTCTACTGCGTTCGATATTGGATAAGCACGATTCTCATTTGATTCGTCCCAATTTAAGAGATAAACGTCCTTCTCCACTTTTTGCTTGCCGAAGAATAATTCCTTGCCTGAGATATAGACTAAGAACCCTTCCATATTTGCGAGAAATATTAGTAGATCCCAGTCGCTTGAATCAGTCTTAACATTGTCATGGTCTATTTGGTAATAAACACCTGCTTTTGTTTTGGTGGCGGTAATGTTCTTTACGCCTAAACCATGTTTTTTAGCAAGTAAGGTAGCTATTCCGCTGGAGGTCTCATTTACATAGTGATCGCTCGACTTGGTATCAATCAACAATGCCGTTAAATCACGACCATGAAGCTCAATAGTTCCTCGAACGGGGTTGTAGCTAATCTCATCAACAGAGCCATAAATAAGGCTATCTTCATCACTAGGTAGGTAGTTCTCAGGGCTTAATGGATCTTCATTGGCGTATATCTGAGCGCTAATAAAGGATTGATTAGAAAACCACTCAATGCCCATGCCTATTGGCAGAATCGAAGAAATTAAATGGATTCTGAAAGTATCAGCGCCACGGAAAGTATTATTTTCAACTTCCCATGACTCCCAGCAATCGAACAGGGTTACATTTGTGGTGGCCCTTGATTTCTCAACTCCGGCATCATCTCTAACAATTACTGTACCGCTTAATTTGATGGCGCCTCTTGGCTGTCTAGCCATAGGCATCATCACCTCATCGGAAGTATTAAGCATTCCAAATACCTGTATTAATTTTGTTGTAGTCAGGAATATTTAAAGTAACTATTCCGATTAATTGTGGGTCGGTTAAGCCATTGGCTTGGGCAATTTGCACCCAGCCCATTGGGTCGCCGTAATACTGCGAAGCAATCTGATATAGGTTTCCACCAGCTACTGTAATTTGCTTACTCATTTTCCAATAGTCCTCAAGTTATTCTGTATGCGCCCAATAACAGAGGCAGCACTTACTAGCGCAATCCCTGTAGATACGGCATTGGCTTGCGTGGCGAATCCAGTAGTTTGAGAGGAAATTCCAGCACCAGAGACTACGCCGCCAACCGACGAAGTGCCGCTAATCAAAGTGGAGTTTGCAGTTAAGAGCGTTCCTACTTGTGATCCCATTGCAGCCAAAGGAAGCGCTAACGCTAGGAGTGAGCTAGGGGAAGCATTTTTCAAGTTGCCAGCAGTAGCCAAAGCAATATTGGCAGTAATTAGCATGGATGACAGAGTGGCATCATCTAAACCGCCAGCAAGTAAGCCTAATGCCCCAAAGTCATCTCCAATAAGCTGATCTACGCTAGGTAGAGGCTTGGATAGAATTGGAGTGGTTAAGTCTTGAACTACCTCAAAGGAAATTTTGTAAGTGAGCCTATAGAACTGGTGGAAGTCGCACTTAAACGACTTAATAACCACCTCAAATCGAAATTGACTCCAAGAGAGAATCCACTTCTTGCCACCTTTTCTTAACCCGTCAAGGTACTTCGCTCTAGCCACACCCTGAGAGCCTACAAAGTGGCCCGACCATTCGATGTTGTCTTGGGTAGCACCCATTACATCAACCACCCTAGAGCCTCCTACACGCTCATGGACAGTCATTCGTTGATCGCCGCCAAAGTTAATGGTTTGCGGAATCTCATAGCGTGCGAATGAGAAGAACTCAAGCGTCTTAGGATTTTTAAGCGTTAATAGTGTATTTGGAAATGACATTAATTAACTCCTACGGATCTAGGACTCATGGATGGGTCATATTGAGATCCACTTAATGAGGGTCTATTTGCTTCTATTGCTTGATGGGTGGTTACAGCTCTAGCAACTTCTCTGCTATTTATCTGAATAGATGTATTTACTTGAATTGGCTTTTCAGCATTTTTTACCCATGTACCGCTCCTTCCTGCTCGTACAAAATGCTCACCCTCATGGTCTTTTTTTGCAGCCGCTATTTTTTGCGCTTGAGAGGCAGGCATACCAGTAGCATCATCAATCCATGTGCCAGTTTTAACGCCCCTACCATCAGGCCTCCAATGCTGACCAGGGTGAGAGCTATCAGTTTTGCTGTTGAAAATATCCCTTGAAAGCACCCAAGACATTGCGGAAACAGCCCCAACTAAAAGACCAATACCAGCAACAGCAGTCATAATAATTGTTCCTCCAGCCGCCAGAGATCCAATTGATGCGCCCAACCTTCCAATTCCAGTGGATGACACAGCAGCTCCAGCAGAAACAGTAGGAAGCGATGCTCCTAAAATTTGCATAGCAATTGCGGCAGGCTTCAATAGGTCAAGACCCATTAAAGATGCGGTAAATAACATCATAGCCCCTCTTGCCAATGCAATGCCGGCAATAAGCGCAAATGTCTTTAAGATAAATTCCGTTATGGTCGGGTATTTCTTGGTGAAATCCGTAATCTTGTCAATAACGCTAATTAATATCTCTAGAGACTTAATGGCTATCGGCAAGATTTTCTGGCCGAGCTCCAATTTAAGACTTGCTAACTTGGCTTCATATTGAATTTCCTGACCCATCAGTGTTTTTGATCCAGCCTTGGCGAGATCGTCAATCCCCATCGCTCCTTGTGCAGCATCTATATGCTTTTGAATGTTGAATCGCTCCATATACATAGAGGTCCAAAGATTGCCGGCGGTGCGATTGCTAAATAGCTTTGCTATAGCCATTTGCATTTCATCGCCATCCTTAATGCCCTGCTTTTTCAGCCTTGGAATGATTACCTCATTCATGTATCTAAATTGATCTGTTTTGAACAAGTCAGCCTGAACGATTGATTCAGAGTCTAGCTTTGTGACATGGCCAGTTTTCCCATAATGTATTTTGGATTTATCTAGCAATCCATCTTTAGCCATCAACTCCGCTACTTGTTGGGTTGTTCTCCCCATATACATATTTTGAAATCCGGACATTAAGCTAGTGCCAACCCTAGAGCCGCGTTGCTCTTGCATCATGTGCATCAAACCAAAATAGAACGCTTGATCGTCTAAGCCTTTGGCGGCTACACCGCCAGTTTTAATCATTGCAAGGTAATCCGATGGCTTTACCAGACCGCCTGATGCTGTATAAGCCCGGGTCATAAAGTCCATCGTTTCCTTTAGCTTTTCTTCGCTAAATTTTCCTGTAACCCTATCCGTTACAGCGCCACGCAATTCACCGACCTTTAATGCCGCCATGAATTGCTGCTCCATGTTAGCCCCATGACCATTACCCATTACCGATTCAATCCCAAACTTCATCTTTAGAAGCATTGGCGTCACAGCCTCCGCTTCATGCTGATCTCTTAGGATTGATGTGGTTTCGGATAGCATCTTCATGGTATCAGTTGCACTGGCGCCCATTATTTTCTGAGCCCTAGCAAACTTATCGGCCTGCACCAACGCGGAATCGCCAACACCTTGAGCAGATAGCTTGCCCATTTCCTGCTGGTATTTTTTTGCCTCATCCAGTGGACCCTTAAACATATGAATCCCAATACCACCCATTGCTACCAGCCCACCGCCAATCATTGCAGTTTGACCAATCCGCTTTAATTGGGCGTTTAATTCTTTTGCCCCTAAATTTGCTGTGGCAAAATGCTTTGACATACTGGCCAGACCAGCCGTAACATTTTCTACAAGCGCTATTTTTACCGCAATCTTATAGGCATCTATGCTCATCAAATTCTCTCTTTTTTTGTCGCTTCTTTTAGCATCTGTTAGCTATGGAGCTAATATGGGAAGCCCTAAAGCTGGGGATAAAGTCAGATTAATCAGCCCGGGCCATGTTTGTAGTACCAGGGAATCGGCAGAGCAGGCTTTAAATATGGCGCACTCTCAATTGCTTGGAAGGCACCCAAACTGGTACGCAAATAATTTAGGCTATGACATAAGCGTACTATGCAGGGATATGCTCAACACAAATACTGGAATTGCATCTGTTGTAAGTTCCGATAAAAATGATCTTCTTTTTATAAAAATCAAATTTCAGCCATATCAGACGAATAAAGAGCAGTTCATATACTTTGCGCCACAAGAATTCCTAGAGAAAGCTCAATGAAATCAATCGAAAAAATACAAACAGTTTTAGCCGATAAATTTAGCTTTATTCAGTACCCACACATAAGGCAATCAATAAAGAGCCAAAAATGGGAGCGCCATGAATCAAACCCAATAATTGAGGTTGATAAAAATAGTGATAACGCCAAAATTAGTTTAGATGGGAAGATACTCATCCTCATGGGGTCTTTACTTATTGGGCTTATTTCCATCATTCCAATGCTTATCGGCGCAATTATTGTCTTTGCCGTAATATCCAGCCTTTTTTAACTTTCGCTGATATTGTGGTCATACTCAAAATCTTGTGATATAGAACTTTCACCAAGCAACCCAGAGATTGCTGCGCCGCCAACAATCCTTTTAATTGCTTCTCTATTGAGTTCTACAGCAGCACCTAAAAATGGTCTTGGTGGAATTTTTGCAGTACCCAACTCTTGCCATACCGCTATATCAGAATTAGAGCCGATTGATGCCTCTAATTTGTTTACATCGGTTTGATGCTCAATAGAGTTGCGAAGTTCGCCTGTTCTTAGTAATGGGTCATTTTCACTAAACCCCTGAGATAGCCTATCTTTTTTAGTGCTATCAGCAAGCTCATCCCAACTTTGAAATGGCCCTATTTCCTGCTGATACTCTCCTAACTCATCTTTTGCCGTCTGTTTAACTTTTTTTGCAACCCTATCAAGACCTCTTGCGAGGTTCATGTGAAACCTAACTTCTACGGCTACCAACTCCGATGCAAATGATCCTAAATCACCAAATGACTTCACTATTTATCCTTAAATTGCATTGTGTTCACATCGAATTCTTCACCATTAAATTCTTGGAATTTAATTGAAAAAGCCATTCTCGTTACATCATCAAGCGCAAAGGCAACATCAAATGGTATGCCGTTGTGGACAAGCCATAAGCAATCTCTTATGGCATTGTCCGTTAGGAGTTTTTTAACTCAAACTCACCCTTCTCTTTTGAATCTTCGCTCAGGATGTGGTTAAAGACACCAAGCATTGCTGCTTCATTCCCCTCATCACCAAGTCGCTTATATAGGGCTCTGAGCTCGCCCTCTGTGCTAGGGCATGAAACCGGTTGCCCATCAATTGATGAAACATATTTTAGGTGAAATACCTCACCCCAATAATTCACATTAACCTTTTCCCCTCCGGCTGCTTTAGCAAAATCAAGGTTTGCCAATGGATTAGGCTTCTTAATGACAATACACCTACCGATAGAGTCGATGACTTCAAACTCTTTTGTTGCGGATTTAATAATCTGTTCGCTTGGGCTAACAGTTAAATTAACGGGTTTTTTTTCAGACATTTTTTACTCTCATAAATCACCATTTAAAGGTGTGCGGAAGGTGGGAGGTGTACCCCACTTTTCGGGAAGCGACCCTATCCGCACAAAGGGGGGTCATGCGTTTATTGCCGTTTGTGGATCACCACCAACGTATTGCGTGTAATAGAGAAGCTATTGCAAATATCCCTATGACAATTTCAGCGCCAAGGATCAATCTCCTGAGCTCCTTACTTCTTTCTAAAATTTCAGCCATGGCTAAAACCTCTTTATTTGCGTTAAAATCCATACATATTCTTTCGCTGCCTTATCAGTGATCGGATTAAAAAACCCTTAGACGTTGATAGCGCTAAGGGTTTTTGCTTTGATGTTTAAGCCTGTTTGATGCGGCGGGAAGCTACGAAACTCATTTTTTGGCTTACTGCTTTGTCGCCCATCCAATCTCCAGCGTCATCAAACTTGAGTAATGCGCTTTGAAATGAATATTGGGAAACTGAACCACTTGGCTCGGAGATTGTTTGTTGAATAGTTACAGGCAACTCAGCAATACCAGCATAGTAGTTAG